TGCGAGCCGTAGGTGAGTACATATAGACAACCCCCAAGTAAACCCCAAGAAGCTCTGAGAGCCAGCAATAACAAGGCTTAAGGCTAGGGAACTGTAGTGAGAGTGAGATGGGAATTAGTGGTGGAGTTCAATACACCCCCTATCAACAATATCTACTGGCTATCCATACAGTAGTACTCCCAAGGAATTTCCCCAAGCAATTATTAAGCCAACTTCCCCCAAGCAATTCCCAAGCCAACTTTTATATATAGGCCCCAAGGGGGGTACGGGGGGTGTTCTCTTTAGTGCATTACACTCCAATATTTTCTCCGAGAAATTCTGAACCTCCCCAAGTTTTTGCCCAAGAAAATATTTTCTAAATTTTCGCTATTAGTCCCTTGCCTAGTCGTGGGCTGTTGGCTATAAGTTCGCTTCGCTCACGAGTATCCCTTGTAAGTACTCGATGATGAGGAACGAAGTTCCGAAGAATCATTTAGAAAGTGTTTACTTGTACCGACTTAGGTACATAAGCTCTGTATATTGGCTTTGTGTACTTATAGCGGTACTTAGTAGGAAGACTCCCTAAGCCTCTGATACAATAGTAGCCCTCACTACTCAAGGCTAAACGTTGACAAGCTCAAACTAGGGAGTTATTTAAAACAAGGCGTTTCTTGTGTGGTTTCGCCTCCACACCAACTAAAAGGAAAACATATGACCATTAGCTTAGATAATGTTGGTAGCGGATTTAAAAGGTCTGTTATCAATGATAACTTCGATACGATTGAGTCAGAGATAAATACAAATGTATTGACTAAGGATGGCGGTAAAGCTCTTACTGCTGATCTTGACTTCAACGGCAATGACTTGCTTAACGTCAAGTCTATATCTGCCACTGAGCTTAACCTTAACGGTGTCCTTATTTCAGAACAAGGAACTAAGGGAGCTGACGGTGAACAAGGTGATGTAGGATCAATTGGACCTACAGGAGCTAGAGGGCCAACAGGTCCAGCAGGTAACGTTACTAACGACCAGTTAGACTTAGCAATGCAGCGACAAAGCAATACAAGCTTCTCTTCTTACTACACAGCATCATCTGGCACTGTTAATAACAAGACAATGGACTTGGGCTCAGTAGTAGTCTCAGGTTGGAGTAAGCTAGAACAAATAGCACAAAACAGATTTGACTTAATTCAAAACACCTCTACTTATAATTTCGGAGCAATATAATGGCAGATCAAATTCAACTACGTGGTGGCACTACAGCAGAGCACTCTACTTTTACAGGTGCAGCAAGAGAAGTCACAGTAGACACAGATAAGGATACTCTAGTCGTACATGACGGAGCGACAGCAGGTGGTAAGCCCCTGCTAAATGAAGCAGACCTAAAAGGTAAGAACCTCCTTATCAACGGTGACTTTCAAGTATGGCAACGTGGGACTAGCTTTACTACTCCTGACTTAGATGCAGTCTATACTGCTGATCGTTGGCTATGTGATATGGATACAGACTCTAGCGACAGTGGTACTATATCAAGACAACCATTTACTCTTGGGCAGACTGCCGTACCTTCTTTTCCTAGTTACTACTTTCAGTATGACTGCACCACAGGGTTAACAAGCAATGCAACTATGCTTCGTCAACGTATAGAAGATGTATCTAAGTGGGGCGGTCAAACGTTCACACTTAGTTATTACGTCAAAGCAAGCAAAACTATAACTACTCGGGTACAGGCTAAATCTACCTATGGGGATGGCTCTACTTCTTCTAACAACCTAGCGCTAGATGTAGACATAGTACTTGGTACATCTTGGCAGAAGTTTGAGCATACGTTCACCACTGAATCTAGTGCAGGAAAGGATATACAGGCTAACTCAAACTTAGAAATAAACTTTGTAGAAATTAGCTCTGCGGGTAACGGTGCATTTGTCTTTGATTTGGCTAACGTCAAGTGTGAACTTGGAACTGTTGCTACTCCCTTCGAGGTTGAGCCTTACGGTGACGTGTTAGCTAAGTGTCAACGGTATTACTTCAAACCTCACAACCAACAAGGTGTTCAGGTGATGCAAGCAAGCACATCAAGAAGACAATTCCACTTGAATGTAACGCACCCTGTGAAAATGCGGGTAATCCCTACAATAAGTTGGACAACGTATGACCCTACATACTTATCTCTCTCTCCAAAAATAGGGAACATTAATGGGGATTGGCAACGTGTTCCTACTCTATGTGGGTTAGATGTTACTTCTCTGATATTAGTGCTAATCTCTGATGCTTCGAGCGGTATAGACGGGGGTACGGTGGCCTTGGTCAACTTTTCAGCAGACGCAGAACTATAAGGAATACTTATGAGCGAATTACTTATCAAAAACTACATAGAACAAAAGAACGGCAGCTTCTCCTTTGAAGGTCTGTCTATCCCTGCTGATACAGCTAATCGCCACTACTCTGCTATGCTGCGTGAAGTAGCTGACGGAAATGCTACGATAGAGTATTACGCAGGCAGTGCTAGAGAGGCAGCAGATGCACTAGCAGACTTGGCAAACACAGAGCGCTCATGGCGTGATGCTGAGTTAGCTAAGACTGATATTGATATATACAAGCTAGAGGATGCAAGCTCTTCTGCTACAGCCTATAGAGCGTATCGTGTAGCTCTACGTGACTACCCACAACAACCAGACTTTCCTAACGGCACTCGACCTACTTCACCATAGGGGGCAACATGGTCAACAAAGAAAAGCTAAAAGATACTATGGGTCGTCCTCTCACTCAGTCTCTATTCTTAGAGATTGGGTATGAAACAGACAAAGCAGTATTCACCCTGAAAGATCAAGACCATGTTTATGAGGGGGTTACTTACCCCTCTCTTAAGAGACTCTTCTTAGAAATGGAAGACATAGTTGAATATGACTTTGCATCTGAGTACCTTCTCAACTGGCAACACTGGCAGCGCCTTAATAAGAATAAGGTGCTTGCTAAACATTTTGCAGAGTGGAGAGAGGAACTAGAACTTCGTATTCGTTCACAGTCAGTCAGAGGCATACTTGATATGAGCACAGATAGTTTCCAAGCTCTCAAGTGGATTTCTGACAAGGGTTGGGATAAGAAGTCAGCAGGGCGACCAAGCAAGAAAGAGAAGCTACAGGAAGAACGTATGCAGCAACGCTTGGAAGAAGAGTTTAACGATGATGTAGTACGATTGCTTAAGGCTTAGTATGATTGAGAAAGAAGATGATTGGCTAGTAGATGCCAAGATACGAATAGAGAGAATGCCCGAGAAGGCTAAAGAGGTAAGAGCAAGATGCTTTGATGATCTGCACTTCTTTGCTCAGCTAGTTAATCCGGGCTATATGTACGGGAGCGTTCACAGAGAAATCTTCCAGTGGATGCAAGAGTACTCCTTATTCGGTCAAGGAACCTCTTGGACCTCTAACAAGCTAATCATGCTTCCTCGTGCTCACCTTAAGTCTCACATGGTAGCCACTTGGTGCTCTTGGATTATTCTGAGGCATCCAGAGGTTACTATGCTTTATCTGTCAGCAACAGCAGAGTTGGCAGAGACACAGCTATACGCTATCAAGAACGTGTTGGGTTCTAAGATATTCCAGAGATTCTTCCCTGAATATCTGCACCCCCAAGACGGTAAGCGAGAGAAGTGGTCAGAACGTAAGATCATTATAGACCACGAGAAGCGTTCTCAAGAAGGTACAAGGGATGCTACAATATCTACAGCAGGTCTAACCACAAACACTACTGGTTGGCACGCTGACATTATCCTAGCAGATGACTTGGTAGTACCAGAGAACGCATATACAGAAGAAGGTCGTAAGAGTGTAACAAAGAAGAGTTCACAGTTTACTTCTATTCGTAACGCAGGGGGCTTTACAATGGCCTGTGGTACGAGGTATCATCCAACTGATGTTTACTACACTTGGAAGAAGCAGTACTATGACGACTACAATGACGAAGGGCTTCTGGTAGATAAGAAGCCAGTATGGTCAATCAAGGAATACGTCGTGGAGGAAGATGGCGTATTTACTTGGCCGAGGACTGTCAGGGATGACGGTAAGGCATATGGGTTCGATCAGAGGACACTTGCTCGAATCTACGCTGAGTATGAAGACAAGGTACAGTATCATGCTCAGTACTACAATGACCCTAACGAGTCTTCTAGTGAGCGTATATCAAGAGAGAAGTTCCAGTACTACAACCCTAAGTTCCTCAAGAAAGAAGGCTCTAGGTGGACTTACAATGGCCGTAGGCTTAACATATATGCAGCAGTTGACTTTGCATTTAGTTTAAACAAAGATGCAGACTGGACAGCTATCACTGTTGTAGGTGTTGACTTTGAAGGTAACTACTATGTACTTGACATAGACCGCTTTAAGTCAGACAGGGTTAAGGAGTACTATGACCACATTGCTAGACTACATTCTACTTGGCGCTTCTCTAAGCTACGAGCAGAGGTCACAGTAGCTCAGATAGTCATTGTAAACGGCATAAAGGACTACATTAAGAAGAATGGCCTTAGCCTACCAGTAGAAGAGTACAGACCCTCTAGCAAGGAGGGTAGCAAGGAAGACCGTATGAAGGCTGTCCTTGAGCCTCTGTACGACAACCTACAGATGTGGCACAGAGAAGGTGGTTGGACTATGGACCTAGAAGAAGAGCTAGTGCAAGCTAGGCCTTCTCACGATGACATAAAGGACTCTCTAGCATCTGCTATAAGCATTGCTGTGAAACCTAAACAGAGTATCAAATCAAAAATGGAAGACTTCATTAACAAACCTAATAAAACTTCACGCTTTGGAGGCGTTGCATTTAGATGAGTTCAGATAAAGTAGCCGAGATAAAAGGTCTCGTAGACCAAGACCCTAGCTCAGCTTGGGTGACAGCGCTGTGGGAGAAGTACAACCACCAGAGAGACAAGCGTATTAACGAGTGGACAGAGCTTCGTAACTACGTATTTGCAACAGATACAAGCACAACCTCTAACAGCTCACTGCCTTGGAAAAACTCTACAACTATTCCTAAGCTGTGCCAAATACGGGACAACCTCTATGCTAACTACAAGTCAGCTCTGTTCCCTAACAGTAACTGGCTTAAGTGGGTGGCTAACAGCCAAGAGGCAGCAGCTAAGTCTAAGCGTGATGTAATTGAAACCTACATGTCTAACAAGGTAGGTAACGCAAGAGTCAAGGAAGCCTTTGAGCGCATTCTATTGGACTACATAGACTATGGTATGGCTTTTGCTACTGTGGGCTTTGAGAGCCGTTATAAGGAGCTCTCAACGGGTGATAAGATACCTAACTACGTAGGGCCAATGCCTGAACGTATCTCACCTATGGATATTGTGTTTAATCCACTGGCTGCTTCGTTCACACAGTCCCATAAGATTGTACGGTCTATCAAGACTATTGGCGAACTAAAGAAGCTTGCTGAGACAGACCCTGATCAACGGTTCTGGACAGAGGCAATTGAGAAGCGATTGGAGATAAAGCGTAACCTAGGGGGTTACAGCAAAGAAGACTTTGACAAAGCTATTGGTTTCGAGGCAGATGGTTTTGGTAGCATGTACGAGTACTTCACTGGTGACTATGTAGAAATCCTAGAGTTCTTTGGTGACTTCCATGACTCAGCTACAGGTGAGCTACAGACCAACCGAATGATCACTATCGTAGATCGTTCTGTAGAAGTACGTAACGAAGTAATGCCTACCCTGCTTAGCGAAGCCCCTATCTATGCTGTAGGTTGGAGAGACCGTCCAGACAACTTGTGGTCTATGGGACCACTAGACAATCTAGTAGGTATGCAGTATCGACTAGACCACCTAGAGAACCTTAAAGCTGACGCTATGGACCTATGTGTTCACCCACCACTAAAACGTATTGGTGAGGTAGAAGAGTTTGTATGGGGTCCGGGTGCAGAGATTGTCATAGACGAAGGTGGTGACGTACAGGAGCTTGGTAAGAACCTAAATGGTATCATGGCAGCAGCTAGTGAAATGGCTGGCCTAGAAGACCGTATGGAGCTGTACGCAGGTGCCCCACGAGAAGCAGCAGGTATTAGAACTCCGGGTGAGAAGACGCTAGGGGAAGTAATGCAGTTGGCTACAGCAGCAGGTCGTACATTCCAAGAGAAGGTTACTAAGTTTGAAGAGCGACTACTAGAACCTGTCATTAACGCTATGCTAGAGTCTGCTAGACGTAACTTACAAGGCATTGATGTAGTAAGTCTAGTTAACGAGGAATATGGCGTACAGGAGTTCCTAGAGATTACTGCTCAAGACCTAGTGTCAAATGGTATCATCAAGCCTGTAGGTGCTCGTCACTTTAGCAAGCAAGCACAAGATTTACAGAACTTAATGACTGTGTTTAACTCTCCGCTAGGTCAGCTTGTAGGGCCACACACATCTGCTAAGAACCTTACTAAGTTTGTAAGTGACATATCAGGTCTAGAAGGTTATGAAATCTTCTCACCTAATGCAGCAGTGTTTGAGCAGCAAGAGCTACAAAGCACAATGAATAACGTACAGGAAGAGGCAGCAGCAGTTGACTCTACAGAGACTGTAGTATGAAGAAGACTTGGACAGACGGACAGGATGCACACAAAGCACAACGGATAGAGGATGCCTTCAAAGCATCTTCTGTGCTAAGGCAACGACTAAAGGAAATCTGTCAAAAAGAGATGGAGGGGTCTTACGACCTTTCCAAATCTCAGTACGATTGTCCTAACTGGCAAATGCTTCAAGCAGACTCAGTTGGCTACCGTAGAGCACTAGATAAAATACTTAGACTTATTTCCTAAAATTAGTGGTAAAAACGCGATTTTTCTGGTATATAGGAGTATAAGAAGCTTATACAATTACTTATATCCTTACTATTATAAGTCTACTATTATCTTCATATATTTTTATTTACTATAACTTTATTATAAAAGAGATACCTACCAGTATGTCAGCATTTGAAAGTAACTCTCAGGCAACCCCTGAACAGAATCCAGCATCTACTAATGCGTTCGTTGACCAACTTACTAGCATTAAAAATGAATCTGGAGAGCAGAAATACGACTCAGTTGAAAAAGCTTTAGAAGCATTACAGCATTCACAAAACTATATCCCTGAACTTAAAACTTCTTTATCAGAAAAAGAGCAGGAAATAGTAGCGTTGAAAGAAGAGCTTGGTAAGCGAGCAGCAGTTGAAGAAGTCGTAGAAAAGCTCACTGCAAATCAGCCCGATCAGAGTACCCCTCAAGTATCAGGACTTGGCGAGCAGGAAGTTTTAAACCTTGTCCAAAACTTCTCTCAGCAGCAAGAGACTCAAAAGTCTAAGGCTCAAAATGAGCAGATGGTTAGTGACAGCCTATTTGCATCTTTCGGAGATTCTACTCCAAAGGTCGTAGCAGATAAAGCAGCAGAGTTGGGAATGACTGTAGAAGGGCTTCAAGCTCTATCTCAGAGTTCTCCACAAGCAGCACTAAAACTATTTGAAGTCAAGTCTTCTGGTAGCGTCAAGGTATCTACCTCAAGCGTCAACCAAGGACTTAACCAAAATCAAGAAGATACTGGTTTGCCTATGCCTGAGAAATCTCTCATGTTAGGTGCAAGCCATAAAGATCAAGTAGACCACCTACAAAAGATAAAGGCTCGTGTCTACAAAAAATTTGACGTACAAGTTTGAGGAAAACTTAAATGCAATTAACTACTAATACTACTGCATTCATCGAACAGGAAATCTACAGCGATTACATTCTAAGTAATCTGCATGACGGTTTGTTGGGTGAGCAATTCTACCGCAATGTCGGTGACTTCGGTTCAGGCGATACTCTTAACATTCCTGTAATCGGTTCTGTAACTATCCAAGATGGCGCTGAGAACGAAGCTTTTGTATACAGCCCTATTGACACTGGTCGTGTTACTCTACAAATCAACAAGTACAAAGGTGATGCTTGGTTCGTTTCTGACGAAATGCGTGAAGATGGTACTAACATCGACGCTCTTATGACAGCTCGTTCAGTAGAATCTACTCGTGCTATCCAAGAAGATTTCGAAACAGATTTCTTGTCTGTTTGTAACTCAGCACAGACTGACGCTAACGCTAACCTTATCAATGGTTTTGCACACCGTCTAGCTTCTGCTGAGACTAACAACGTATTCTCTACAGACCACCTTGTTAACATGCGTCTAGCTTTCGATAAAGCTAACGTACCAGCTCAAGGTCGTGTATTCATTGCAGACCCTGTTGTTGAAGCTACTCTTAACAAGCTAGTTAACATCACTACTGACGTAACTTCTTTTGCAGAAGGTATCTTACGTTCAGGCATGTCTTCTGGTATGCGCTTTGTTGGTCAACTATACGGCTTTGACGTTGTTCTTTCTAACCGTCTAGCTACTGGTAACTTGGGTGACGGCACTACTTCTGTAACTGGCGCTGTTGCTAACATTGCAATGTGTGTTGCAGATGACCAATGTAAGCCTATCATGGCTGCATGGCGACGTCAGCCACGTGTTGAAGGTGAGCGTAACAAAGACCTTGGCCGTGACGAATACGTTGTTTCAGCTCGTTGGGGTATTGGTGCTCAGCGTGTAGATACTCTTGGTATCATCATCACATCTGCTACTAATTCTTAAGGAGTAATACCATGGGTTTTGAAAACAGCGCTTTCCCTTTATCAGAGGGTACAGCATATAACCACTACGGTCAACGTACTTCTGGTGGTTTCAAAGGTGGTGAAGCACCTTCTGCCGGTGCAGAGAAAGAAATTAGTGTTAACTTTGACGGTGAATCACTTCCTACTCTTTCTCAAGTACCTGCTGGTGCTATCGTAACAGAGATTGTGGATTTCTTCACTGGCTCTATCTCAGCAGCTACTGTTGGTGCTCAAGATATTTCAGCAGCAGACGGTGCAGCAGCTAACTATGTTACAGTTACTACTACAGCAGACCTTACAATTACTGGCCCAACAGCGGGTACAGCAGTTGTTAAGTATCTCTACGTAGTTTAATCGTACCTTAAAGGGGGAGTCTTTGTACTCCCCTTTTTTATTTGGCTGGAGAAAACATGGCAGATATACAACACAGAAACATTCCAGAATCCCAGCTACACGAAGTTAAGGGCGCTTCAACTTCTACTGCTGGACAAGTATTAACTTCTAGTGGCGGGGCTTCTTATTGGTCAACACCTGTACCTATTGCGGGTACTATCTCTCAAGGCATCTATGATTACAACGACCTAGCTACTGCAACTACAGCAATTCCCTTAACGTCAGCTAACACTCAATATGAAATGACTAATGACGGTGCAGGTGTTTTTACTAACAAGACTTACGCACTTGCAGGTGTTGATGACCTTTGGGATACAACTACTAATCGATTTGACTTTACTGGCCTCTCACTTGGGGATACAGTAGACCTACGTGTAGACTTTGAAGTAACTATCAGTACAACTAACACAGTAATAGACTTTGCATTAGAGCTAGGTTTAGGTTCTTCTCCTTACCAGTTAGCAGTAATGACACCTACCTTATTTAAGACTGTACAATCTTATCAAATGGTGCAGTTTCAAGGTATTTACATGGGAGACAACAACACCTTACTAAACCCTGCAAGATTACTAGGTAGAGCAGATAAAACTGGTGTGACGGTTAAAGTCAATGGTTGGTACATTAGACCACTGCACACTAACTAGGAGAAACCATGAAGCGTAACCTACTAGATATGGTACAAGAAATCCTGTCAGATATGGACAGTGATGAAGTCAACTCTATTGACGATACCATAGAGTCTGAGCAAGTAGCGACTATACTCAAGTCTACTTTCTTTGCAATGATGGCTAACAGAGATTGGCCTCACACCAGACAGACAATCCAAATTTCTGCAATTGGTGACTCCACTAAGCCTACCCATATGAAGCTTCAAGATGGCATCAAGTCAATCTGCTTCATAAACTACAACAAGGTACAACTAGGCGACACTCGTAAGAAGTACGAGAAGATCAAGTACCTTGAGCCAGATCAGTTTATCTTTAAGACTAACTTA